TTTTTGAGGATCTCTGGAAGATATATCCGAAGAAAGTCGGTAAGGGTACAGCAAGGAAAGCTCTGGCTACAGCAATGAAGAAAGCTCCCATCGATCAGATCCAACATTCGCTCTCGCTCTTCGTCCGTTCCTGGGGACAGCAAGATAAGAAATTCATGCCACATCTGGCAACATGGCTGAATGGTGAGCGATGGGACGATGAGATCCAGCAGCCCTCATTGCAAGATATGACAAGCGACCAGCAGATGCAGGCTATTCTAGGCTCACTGGCAACAGATAGAAAGATGATCCAATGAATTACGATCAGAGAACCAAAGCGATAGGCGCATGGCTGCAAAAGGAATTGCAGTCCTATGACGTACCGGCAAACCATACGCCCGAGCGAGCAGCAACCGAAATGTCCGCCATGGTTGAAGACATCAACAGCGAGATTGTCAGCAGCATCAACGAGGAAGGATTGCAGAACATCCTCCGCAACATGGGCAAAGACATCCGCAAGAACAACCGGACCCGGTCATGGCCCACAATATACAACATGGTCAAAGCAGCGCAAAAATGCTCAGACGCTTACAAACCACCAATGCTAGGCCCAAAGAAGTCAGTCGCTTGGGATAGCGATGCAATCGAGGCCAGACGCATGAACAGGGGAGATCCGGTCGCGGAGACTTACATCAACGGATCAGGTGCAGATAGGCTATTAGAAAAAAACCTCGTTACGATGAACGTAATCCAAATGTATCGGCAAAGTCTGGAAGAGAACCGAATTGAAACCTACGCCAGAAGAGAACAGTCAGCAGACCCAATAGAGGATTATCCTTTCTAATGCGTCCCAAACAACTCAGAGCCAAAGATCTGCGAGCCTTCGCAATCGTTCCAATCAGGGCGATCAAAGACCCAAGGATCACGCCATCAACCCTGCGCGTGCTGGTAGCTTTCTGCTCTTATGCTGACACGATGGGAAGAACCTTTGTCTCACTCGCAAGGATCGGGCAGGACATAGGCTTAGGCAAGACCGGGGTTTCATACCACTCAGTGAAGCTCCGCAAGCTCGGATACCTCACTTACTGCAAGCCATTCTTCAAGGGCCAGAAGTCAACAGCCAACCGCATCGTTTATGATCCATCACTGAAACTAGAGGAAAGCATCAAGGCAAGACTAACAACCAAACAGCAAATACAACTAGGCGAAGCAGAGGCAATGCTTAAACAGCAGGCAATTCAATCTAAGTCTGGACATAACACGCAAGCTGAACTGGACCTATCTAAGTTTAGGGACGAATTTCAGTGTCTCACAGCAGACTTTTTCAGTAGGGCAAAGGGTGCAGGATGGTGGATATCACCTGACATCGAGGAGAGAGCCGCAGCAATGCTAGCCAATCAGGCGTCAGAGCTACTGAGAGAGCCACACAGTGACGAAACAGAGGCGGCATAGGTATGGGTAGCCAAACGAACTTACCGGCAATGGTTCGGGCTTATACTGGCCCCGCCCTACAGCGCAGCACAGGCACACGCAGCGCACCGCAGGCAATCGATCGCGTCCCGGCGAGACGGAAAGGCGGCCCAATCGCAACAGGCACCCCTTGCCCCCCACCCCCGCCGACTATAGCTACAGTCCCCCACGAAACTATTTTCCAGAAAACCATGAAAGGCTTTCCCAATGCCCGATCTAACTTCTGCTGAGAGGAACATTCTTTTATCCTTATCTCGCAACAATCCTCCGAGTTGGTTTTTGAGGGCTATTGATCCCAGCTCTCCTATTGATCCCAATGAGGGTGCGGCGCATACTGAGAGTTACGAGCTTGAGGATGGTCGCCAGGTTCTTGTTCCTCGTGTTCGTTTACAGGATGGTGAGCCTGTTGTTTTATCTGGTGAGGGTGAGGCGTTTGATGAGGCTATGAGGCGCGGTGATTTTATCGTTGTCCCTGATGGTCAAGACCCTGATGCTTACTCTAGGACTTTAAGCGGTCTCATTGGCAAGATGCGGTCTTCTGGTGGGCAAGGAAGTCTTCGCCCGAAGGCTAGACCTAAGAAGTTACTTAACGTAAAAGGAAAGAAAGATGCCGAATAAGAAACCAGGATTATATGCGAACATCCACGCTAAGAAGAAGCGTATTGCTGCTGGTAGCGGCGAGAAGATGCGCAAGGCAGGCAGCAAGGGTGCGCCCACTGATGCTGCGTTTAAGAAGGCCGCAAGAACTCGTATGAAGAAAGGATACTGATATGGCTAGAACACCAATGCAATCCCGAAAGATGGAACCACCTAAGAAGCCTAAGCCAACAGGGCAAGTCGAGGGTGGTGGGGTTACTCCCATCCGTGCCTTGGCTAAATATCTTATGGATCGTGCTGATCGCAAAGATTTTGAAAAGAATGATAAGATATACAGAGATGCTATGAAGCTTCTGGCACAGGCTCAAGAGCAAAAGAAAAGTGCCACTAAACCCCAGCCTGAGAGTCGTGAGCCCCAGCCTAAGCGCCGTGATAGGCCTGTTGCTAAGGCCACTAAGAGTGAAGATGTAGACACGACTCTAGCTCGGGCGAGGCTGTTATTGAAGCGTAGAGGTAAGACTAGATTGCAATCAAACAGTCAAAAGTAGAAGTGAGCTTTTCTCTGAACGATGATCTGGGTGATGGCGTGACTGTCTGGGAGGTATTCCCGGATGGTTTGCGTGTTTACCATGACGGTCGGTTTGTTGCCTTGATCGGGTTTGATGTGTTTCCTAACTTGATTGAGGATCTTGCAAAGGGCTTATTGTTTCAGTCTCGCAGCGAACATCTATTGTAATATCGTTTTCTATGCGATATCGTTATCCTACTGTAACGTTGTATAGGAGATACACATGAGTAAGCGATTTAGTGTTGTGCAAGCGAAGGAAGTACCTGGTCGTGATAAGCCTGTTTGGCTGCGTCACGGTATTGCCTTTCAGAATGACAAGGGGATCAGCATCAAGCTTGAGGGTTTGCCTTTGCCTAATAAGGAGGGTGAGGTTTGGCTGAAGCTGTTTGAGGATGATGGCAATCGTCAGCAACAGGCTCCGGCTGCTGAGAAGCTGGACGATGAAATTCCGTTCTAATGGCTAACCTTGGCGAATATAAACTACCGGAGGGGAATGTTGTTATATCCTTCTCCGGTGGCCGCACCAGCGGATATATGCTGCATCAGATTGCAGAGGCAAATAATGGCATTCCTGATCGCTGTATAGTATCTTTTCAAAACACTGGTAGGGAGATGCCCCAAACACTCGACTTTGTTAATGAGTGTTCGGAGAAATGGGGGGTAGAAATCCATTGGCTTGAGTTTCAGCGCGAAAAGCCAAAGTTTAAGCTGGTGGATTACAAGTCTGCGGCTAGAGATGGCGAGCCTTTCGAGGCTTTAATTTGGCAGAAAAAGCATCTACCCAATATTCGGATGAGGTTTTGCACAAGCGAATTGAAGGTTCTTACTGCAAAACGGTATCTCAGGTCTTTGGGTTGGGACCGATGGACGAATACTGTTGGTATTCGATTTGATGAGCAGAGGCGTTTAGGCAAAGAGGACAAGGATCGCTGGGTAACTTGGCATCCTCTGGCTGATGCTGGAATAATTAAAGCTGACATATCTGATTTCTGGAAGTCCCAATCGTTTGATCTCGATTTGCCTAACGTCAATGGATCTTGCTGGCTGGGAAATTGTGATGGATGTTTCTTGAAAAGCGAGTCAACTCTTTCTCATTTGGCGCGCGAGTACCCAGAGCGGCATATGTGGTGGCAGGGCATGGAGGATTTAGTTTCTGATTGGAGCTTGGGGCCGGGTCGGTTCAGATTTGAATATTCTAGGCGCGAAATAAAGCATAAAGTCGAAACTCAGGGAGACTGGATTTTCGACATGGAAGATGCTCTGTGCCAAGTGGATCATGGGGAATGCACAGAATGAGTCGCAAGAAAGAGGATAAGATTAAACCTATCCCGCCGGTTGGTCGGTTCGGTGGTGCGCGTGTGTTGCAGCGCCGGATCGGTCGGTCGGAGACTTTAGCTCAGAACAAAGAGGCTGTTGCTACTGAGCTGATTGCAATGGGTACGGCTCGAATAACTGATATCATCAACATCCATACCGGTGAGATTAAGCCTATGGATGAGATCCCTGATGAGGCATTGGCTTCGATTAAGAAGGTTACTGTCGGGCAGTACGGCACAACCATTGAGATGTTTGACAAGGTGAGCGTTCTGCGTGTCCTGGCGAAAGCTAGTGGCTTACTCGATGTAGAGAAGAACGTGGACAAGCCTTCGATCATTGGGATCAACATGAAGGGTCCAGAGATTACCACAACATATGAGGCTGACGATGAGTGATCTCCCCAGCATGAACTTAGACTTTTCTAAGTCTGCTACTGTTTGGAAGTTTATTCACGATAAATCCTTTGTTCGTGGCCTGATGGGTCCGGTTGGTTCCGGCAAGTCATACGGCTGCGCGGCTGAGATTATGTTAAAAGCTGTGCAGCAAAAGCCTTCCCCGCGTGATGGCATTCGGTATTCCCGGTTTGTAATCGTGCGTAACACCTATCCAGAGCTTAGAACAACTACGATTAAGACCTGGGGTGAGCTGTTCCCGGAAGATGTCTGGGGTCCGATGCGCTGGCAACCGCCTATTACTCACCATCTTAAACTCCCCAGCAGAGATAATGCTCCTGGTATTGACTGTGAAGTTATCTTCATGGCCCTTTCTACGCCGCAAGATGTGCGCAAGCTTCTGTCGTTGGAGCTGACCGGTGCGTGGGTGAATGAAGCCAGAGAGCTTCCGAAGGCTGTGATCGATGGCTTGACTCACCGCGTTGGCCGTTACCCCACTAAATCAGACGGTGGTGCGTCCTGGTACGGGATTATCATGGATACTAACCCGCCGGATGCGGATCACTGGTGGCATGAGCTGGCAGAGAAGAACCCTATCGGTGGGCGGTTCCCGTGGACATTTCACCGGCAACCAGGTGGCGTCCTGGAGGTAGGGGCCAAGGATCTACCGGAGAACCCGGAAGCAAATGGTTTTGTATTTTCCGGTGGCAAGTGGTGGATGGTTAATCCGTCTGCTGAGAACAAGGCGCATCTTCCGGATGGATACTATGAGCAACTTCTCGGCGGCAAGAATGCTGATTGGATCAGGTGCTATGCGGAAGGCAAGTACACGTTTGTCCAGGAGGGCAGGCCGGTATGGCCGGAGTATGACGATGAGATGATGTCTGCGGATGTGCAGTATGATCCACAATACCCTCTACAGATCGGCGTTGACTTTGGTTTGACGCCTGCCGCTATCTTTGGGCAGAGAACATCTGGTGGATCTTGGAAGATCCTGGATGAGCTGGTCACGTTTGACATGGGGCTTGAGCGGTTTGGTCAAGAGCTTCTAGGCAAGATCGCTGCAAGCTTTGACAAGGCAGAGGTGCAGATCTGGGGAGACCCTGCCGGTAACAAGCGAGACGAGATCTATGAAGTTACCGCTTTCGATCACTTGCAGTCTATTGGGTTTCGCGCACAACCGACAGATAGCAACGCTTTCAATGTAAGGCGTGAGGCTGCTGCGGCTCCTATGAACCGGCTGGTAAGTGGCAAACCTGGATTGCTCGTCAATAAGAAATGTTTGCGGTTGCGTAAATCTCTGAGCGGTGGGTATTTCTTCAAGCGTGTGTCTATGGGCGCTGGGCAAGACCGGTTTAAGGATGCGCCGGTGAAGAATGAGCATTCTCACTGCGGGGATGCGTTTGGGTATCTCATGCTCGGTGGCGGTGAGCAGCGCAGATTGCGGCGCGGTACATACGGAAACAGCTTTGCGGGTGGGCAAACATTCAACGCAAGCACAGACTTTGAGA